GGGTCAACAGTATGGCTTAAAAATGGAAAAGAAATCACAAAGCCATTACATTGATGATGCAGATTTTGTAGGTTTTATGCGCCTAGAAACTTTTGTGATGAAAGATGAGCAAAAGAAATCAAAAGCAAAAAGCACGGGTGAGCGGATTATTCAATGCACAAGTGAAGCGTCAAGCGTTAGTAAAAACCGCATGGGATTAACTGACGATATTTTTATCCAACACGGAATCAATCCATTATTAAAATTTTTAGGAGAATAATTATGAGTTTTTGGCAAACAAGCGAAGGTAAAAGCGCAACAGACACAACGGGTAAATTTGAATCAGGCGGTGGTATCGCGTTGATACCAGAAAACACGACCTGCTTAGCCATGATTACTGAAGCTAACATTGCGGAATATCAAGGCGATGAATATATTAATTTGGCGTGGACAGTAAACAAACCAGACGCTTATAAAAACCGCAAAGTGTTTCAAAAGGTGCGCATTTTTGATGCAGAAACAAAGAAACGCGACAAGGCTTTGAATATGTTAGCGGCTATTGATAAAAACGCGGGCGGCAAATTATCCAAGTCTGATTCTGCCCCAACCAATGAAACGCTTTTACACCTTATGCAAAAACCTATGTTAATTAAAGTCATGATTTGGGAGATAAACGACAAAACAGGCAACTGGGTTGCAGCAGTATCACCACGCAGTGTTGAAGAACCTGTGCAAGCAATTAAAGCAACGCCAGAAATTGCTGATGATAATTTCGATGTTCCTTTCTGATAATTAACTAAACAAACGCACATGGACGTGCAGCAAATAAAGGTGAGTAAAATGATAGAGCAAAGAACACCAGAATGGTTTGCACAACGTGTTGGGCGTATTACCGCGTCAAGCGTTGGCGCAATACTTGGATTATCACCATTTATGAAGCGCGAAGATGTCATGCGCAACATGGTGCGTGAATATCACAACGCAGAGCGTGAATTTAAAGGCAACCAAGCCACAGAATATGGCACGTTTCACGAAGATTTAGCAAAGATGGATTATCAGTTAAAAACAGGTGTTTATGTAGAAAAATGTGAGTTTTATACACACGATTACTGGCTAGGAGCAAGTCCCGATGGATTTGCTGGTTTTGATAAACTAATCGAGATTAAATGCCCATACGGTCAACGTGATAAAAATCCACCTGTGTTTAAAAACTTAGCGCAGCAGCCGCATTATTATGCGCAGATTCAGGTGCAACTATTTGTAACGCATATGGCAGCGTGTGATTTTTACCAATGGTCGCCAAACGGTGACCAATTAGAAACCATTGATTATGATCGCGAATGGATAAACAAACACTTGCCAATTTTAAAAAGTTTTCATGCCGAGTATTTGATTGAGCGCGATAACCCAGAAAAGTATTTGCAAGATAAACGCGCCACCAATAACGCCAATTCAACAGCGTACCGCGTGGAATATTATTTTGAATTGTCTGCGCAGATCGCAGAGCTTGAAGCCATTAAAAAAGGCGTGCTTGAGCATATTGTGAGAGATTGCAAAGAACAAGACAGCGAGATCAACGGGCACAAATTAACAAAGGTAGTCAAAAAAGGCGCGGTGAGTTACGCCAAAGCCGTTAAAGAATTGTTACCTAATGCAGATTTAACGCCATATATGGGTTCAGCGAGTGAGTATTGGAGGTTGTCTTAAATGAAAATGCCTGCATACCAAAAAAAAGCGGCTATATGCCTTGCCAGTGGCGACACGGAAGAAGACACAGCGCAACAAGTGGGCGTTCATGTTTCAATAATACACAAATGGCTAGGAGAAGACGATTTTAACGCTTACCTAAACAGTTTGAAACGTGAATTAAAGCCTGAGCCAGAAAAAACAGTTTTGAAATGGACAGAATGTATTTATGGCTCAAGAGATACGTCGTCGTTTCCAAATCATTGTGAAAACGTTTTAGCTATTGATTGCCTTGGAAATTACGCTGTATGTTGTTTTGATGCTGGATCAAGAGATTTTTTTTTAAGCCATAATGATGATGAATATTTTACCGAAGTTGTTTATTGGATGCTTTTGCCTAGTCAACCTAGCGGAATTAAACCTATGCAAAATAACGAATATCTAATCGAGCAAACCACGCTTGAAACATTCGACATTATTGACGCAATAACACCTGCACTTCGTGAAGCAGTTAAACACTTATTAGTGCAACAAGGAGTAAGCAAATGAAAATGCGCCCATACCAACAACAGGCGCATGATGACTGCATAGCATGGGTTCGCAAGAACACCGCGCCATGCGTTCTTGAATTGCCCACAGGTGCAGGTAAATCAATCATCGTTGCTGAGATAGCCAACTCTTTAAACAAAGTAAGCAAAGGCAAACACGTTTTATGTATTGTACCTAGCAAAGAATTGCTGGAGCAAAATGCCGATAAGATTATTGCCACAGGCAATGCGGTTTCATTGTTTAGTGCAAGCGTTGGTGAAACTTGCCTTGCTAATCCGTTAGTGGTTGGAACGCCTGTCAGCATCAAAAACCAGATTGATCGGTTTGGCAGTCAATTCTGTGCAGTGATTATTGACGAGTGCCACAAGATAACGCCAACCGTCATTCATATTATTGACCAGCTACAGGTATTTAATGAAAACCTGCGCATTATTGGGTTATCAGCTACACCTTACCGCATGTCAACGGGTTACATTTTTAAACACGATTTGCGTGGTGTGGCGTTGCACGAAAGCAAAACACGCGACTCGTATTTTGATAGATTGATTTACAAGATCACTGCGCGTGAGTTAATCCAGCAAGGTTATTTGTGCCAACCTATTGTTGGTGCAATCAATAGCCAGCATTATGAAACGCTAAACATGCAAACTAATGCAATGGGTAATTTTAGCAAAGATGATATTGACAAGGCGTATCACGGCAAAGGCAGGTTAACGGCTGAGATTGTCGCGGATGTTATCGAGCAATCGCGAGATCGTAAAGGCGTGTTATTTTTTGCGGCTACGATTCAACACGCGGGTGAGATCATGGAATCTTTACCGCCAGAATTATCGGCTATTGTCACAGGCGGCACACCAGCTCGAGAGCGTGAAATAATCCTGCTTAAATTCAAAGCGCAGATTTTAAAATATTTAGTAAATGTGGCGGTTTTAACGACTGGATTTGATGCACCTCATTGTGACGTGGTTGCAATTTTACGCGCTACCGAGTCAGCCGCATTATTACAGCAAATAATTGGGCGTGGATTGCGTCTAAGCGATGAAAAGCAAGATTGCTTAGTCTTAGATTATGCTGAGAACATCGAGCGACATTGCCCCGATGGTGATGTTTTTAATCCAGACATTAAAACCAGTAACAGCTTGGAATTCAACGGTGAGTATCTGATTGCGCGTTGTCCTGAGTGCGGTTTATTGAATGAAACCAAACCGCGTGACAATGACGCGGGTTTTGGCATTGATGACAACGGTTATTTTGTAGACTTGCAAGGAAACAGAATTGTAACTGAACACGGTTTTTTTCCTGCGCATCATAGCCGGTCATGTCAGTCTGAATTATGCAATTACAAGTGGAGTTTTAAGCCATGCCACGAGTGCGGTCATGAAAATGATGTTGCAGCGCGTTATTGTGGCGGGTGCAAAGAAGAATTGATCGACCCTAACGAAAAACTGGTTAGGCAATACCGAGAGCGAAAATCAGATCCATATCAATCACAGACCGATGAAGTGCTTGATATGAAAGTTAAGCCAACCATTAGCAAAGCCGGCAACGAATGTTTGCGGGTTGAATTTACTACCGCATGGCGAACGTTTACCGTGTTTTTTACGCCAAAAATTCCGCGCGACTACAACAGTTTTATGACTGTTACGATAAACGGAACAAAACCGCCTGAAACTGTTACTTATCAAAAAGAAGGTGATTTTTACAAGGTTCATAATTACAACATGAGATTTAGAAACGATGAAATTCCCCCAGTGGCTTAAAGTTTACGGTGACACATCGTATCGTGGAGATTGCCCCAGCGAAACACTTGAAGCGGTGACGTTTTTTGCGCGTATAAGACGCGAATACCCAGCGACTTATGGAAAGATTGCCACGCATATTAGAAACGAGGGCAAATCC